CAGTGATCGTAAAAACCGCGTCTGTCATGGTTGCGTCTGATTGCGCGGCCATGTCGGCCTGAACCGTTCCAACCAGCGCCGTAGTACCTGCCTTGTTGGCAATAACGCAGCGATAAGTAGCTGCAAAGGTGTCATCAAGTGCCAATCCTCCCGTACCATCACCCACGACCGAAATTTCAGCCAAGCAGGCTATTTCAACTATCCACTTTTCGCCCGAACCGATTGTCGCTTTTAGGCTTGTTGCATCCAAAAACAGTTCTGTTGCAGCCGTGCCAACAATAGGAACCTTGCTCAACTGCATAAAAGAAAACCGCCTGCCAGAAAACTCCCCGTAGCGGTCAGTTGATTCTATAAATGCTACTGCCTCGTCAGCCGTTGCGCTTGCCATATATCCAAAACTTGTTCCCCCCGAAGCAGTAACCCCCGGCCCCATTGCAAACGAGTTCGTACCGGATGCCGTTGCACCGACAGAAAACGCGCCACTTCCGCCAAATGCAACGCTACCGTTACCGGATGCAACGCCCCTGAAACCCGTTGCAAACGAGTATGTACCGGACGCCGTGCAGCGCCTTCCGCCCGGTATGGTGGAATAGTCGCCGCTTGCAACGTCGGATGAATTTGTCCGTATCTTTTGCCAATCTACGGCATAAATTCCCCTTGCATTGCCGCCCGCGCTTGTCCCGTCGGGTATTTGTGCCAGCGTTGCGCCGCTGCCTTTTGCCACCAATGCAACGCCAACATTTGTTGCAGGTGTGTCAGCGGTAAGGCTTGCGGTCGTTGCCGTGCTGGTGGTGTAACCTTCGTTGAAATACGACAAATCGCCAATGGCGGCAACCAAATACCGATTATCAATATCGTCGGAAACAATAATAGCCCCCTTCTTTGACCTAAGGACATAATTGCGCCCGCTGTCAAATCGGTTTGCCGCCGTGCTTCCTGTATCCGCATCCACGAGCGTTATATTATTGCTGCCCCTGTTAAACAGGAACAACACCCGCCCACCGATGCCGGATGTTAGGCCGGTAATGTTTACCGCCGTTGATGCGGCAAGCCTGCCGACATTCGCCCCATCCAAGCCCGCATAGTCGTTTTGATTGGCGTTTATGGTTGCCGGTGAGATAATGTCAGAAAAGCGGGTTACGCCTTCAAACTGGATATTGTCGCCGGTTGATTGCAGGATAATTCCGGCGTTTGCTTCAATTTTTATTGTGTTTGATTCACTTCCGTCATCTATCGTTACCGTGAACGCATCGCCCGACGTTGCGCCTACATTTTCAAAGGAAAAGCCCCCTTCCATCGTTGCGACGGTTGCGTCGCCTACCGTTCCGCTGCCCCCATAGATACCATTGCCGCTTACCCCGCCCGGCCCGGCTGTGCCGCCGCCGCCGTTGTTGCTGCCACCAGACGAACCGCCTACGCCGCCCGTGCCGCCCGGTGAGTTTGGGTCACTTGCGCCGGTATCAAATTCCGGGTCTAAGTAGGTAAATTCTGCCGCCGTGTATTCCAGCCCTACCCATTCGCCCGCCATTTGGTCGCGTACCGTGTCGTATGTGCCTGTTTTCAGGTAGTAAATTTCCGACCGTTCTTCAATTGGCGTTTGCAGCACAATTGCCGAACCTACCGCCGTACCGCGCAATATTTTGCGGGGCTGATAGAATGCAGAAATAACACGCTGTGCAAGCAGTTGGGCGAACGGCCTTGTCCTTGCGCCGTTCCTTGCGCCCCAATCTCCTGAATAAACATAGTTTGGCGAATCGAAGTAAAGCAGGCCGCCCCACTGGTTTACAATGGAAGAAGCAAGGGAGCCGATAACCGTGTTCACCTGTTGTACCTGGGTGTTGTTCGTGTCGCCCTGAACTTCGTAAGTAACTGCTTTTGGATAGGCTGTCGCCGGTGTCAGGCCCGAAATTTTGATTTTTTTCGGGTTGGGCATTATGACGCAGTACGGTTCGTTCATCGACCATGCGATAACATAGTCGGCTGCATCCACCACCAACGCCGAATCAACATTCGGCCCGGCGGGCTGATACCGTAGCAATTCCACAAAATCAAAACTGACATTCAGATTGCCCGATGTAAAGGACGGGTCGCAACGCAAAAGCAAGTCGAAATTTGCTGAACCTGTCAATTCTGCAACGTCCGGTATTACCCGTTCGGCAAAATACAAGTCTATGTATTCATCTGTTGCGCTCCATGTCAGTGCGTCGGTAGTTATTGTGCCGTTGAAAGATACTGCCCCGTGTTGTTGTGCAAACAGGCTATCTAATTCTATTTTGAGCCTGAAATGCAGGTACAAATAGGAATTATCCACTAAATCAACGTCGTCGATTGTCCAAAGCACATTGCCGGTAAACCTGACATAAGTGCTGGATCCGTCGCCTACCGCTGATCCCGCCGCGTAGGTGGTCACGTCGTTGTCAAAATATGCCCCTGCTATCAGGTTTTGAAGCCCGTTTGTCTGCTGCGTTACCCGTGCCGACCGCAATGGCGGCAAGAACGAATAAGAGCCGCCGCGCAATTTTTGTATCGTTTCACCAAGTCCTATCAGTTGGTCAGCGACCAAATTAGTATTGGCAACCGGCCCGGTAAAATCGTAATCGTAATAGCGCGAAAAGTTGGCGTTTGCGCCGATTGTGTAGGCCCGGTGTTCAAACTGTTCAATGAGAAAGTACCCGTCAAACAGACCGATTCTCGCATTGAAAGGCGTTAGCAGTTTTACCAACACGTCATAACACGAATCAAACTTCGCGTTGCCGCTGGACTGCCCGCCGCCGAAAATCCGGTTATCAAGGTATTTATTCCAAAGAGGGTCATCGGTTGCCGTAGGCGTTGCCGGGTCATCTTCTGCATACCAGTTTACCGCCGTGACCATGAATTTTGAAGCGCCCGCGAAATGCTCCGGGATGTGTGGCAACTTCTTGATGCACCTTTCGATTATGGTCATTATACGGCTAATGCCCGTGTATCGCAAGTCCCATTTTGTAGGGCTGGTTCCCTCCTCTCTGTATTCGTAATTCCGAAGCAGTGCCAACCCGTCAACGGCGGCAATGTCAAACCCGTAGGGGTAGTCTGCGTCCTCAATCGTTATGTCCGGCGAATTGATAACGCCCGCCCAATAAAATACCCCATCCCGGTAGACAACGACAGTAAACCGGCTTTCCGCCGCCGCTGCCATGTCAATTATTAAATCTTCTTGCGTCTCGTTTTCGATCAACATTGTAAACGAAAATTCGCTTGAAAGGATAGGCGCTTGCGGGGTGTCTCCTTCGGCCCGGTAGGATAGCCGCGCCCCGTCTGCGACAATAAACTCACTTTCTTCACCCACAAACGACGAATCGAAAATTTCAATGCGCCAAAGGTCGTCCGTTATTGCCCCGCCTGCGCTCCAAGTTTGGTGCTCACTGAAAAACCGTAGTGCCATTTATCTTTTTCTTGTTGCGCGTTGTTTTGCGCGTTCGATTACCAATAACAGGTCGTCCCCGGAAAGCCGCGTCGTAACCGTGAAATTACCGCCACCGCCGCCCGCGCTTGCGAGTACCTCACTGAATACGTCGCGCATTTTGTTTTCGGGCGAAATGATTTCCGGGTTTGCCCGTGCGCCGGGATATTCCCCCGCCAACACCATTTGAGGCCCGGTCAAAACACCGCCCTCTGCAAGTGCAGGTATTCCAATCTTCTTTATCAATGCGCTGAACAGGCCCGCCGCCGCTGCCCCTGCAAGGCCCGCCGCTGCGATGTTGAAGGGAAAAGGCACGTTTTGCAGGGCAGACAGCGCCGCCCGCGCTACGGCCATTTGAATCCACACCTTTATCACCTTTGCCCCCGCTGCGAGCGTTTCTTTTACAAAGCCTTTCAAGGTGGTGGTGCCGTTTGCCGCCGCTGTTGCAATTGCCCCGCCCGCTGCCAATATTGCCGCGCTCATGTAACTGCCCGATTCGGCCATTGCCGTTGCCATTTGGGCAAATCCGGTTCCTACCTCCTGATACAAGGTTTTCATGGAAAGCGAACCGGAAACGGACGTTTTCATCATGGATTCGCCCAATGATAAAACCGACATTTCCGCCAAATTCCCATCCCTTACTACCTTGCGCATTACCTCGGTATAAACGTCTCCAAACCCGTTTATGTCCGTTTGCAGCGACTTGATAATGAGTTGCGTTCGGCTCATGGATTCCGAAACGGAAGCCTGAAATTTGGCCGCGTTGTCTGCTGCCATTTTAAGCGCATCAACTCCTTGCACCTCCGGCCCGGTGCCGCCCTGCGAAACAGGTTGCACATTCGCCTGCTCTAACTTTGGAAGTTCGCTTAACCCCATCGCCGCCCGCGCCTCGTTCCATTTCTTTTGCGCTTCTTCGTTCTTTCTTACGTTTTCAAGGTATTTATCCAGCGCGTTGTTTGCCTTTTCGGTTGCGCCCGTGCCTTTTATGGTTTCAACCGTTCCCGTTTTTACGCTGTCGGTTGCCGCTACATTCGCTTCCAGAAATTCAACCAATTTTGCCCGCTGCGCCTCTAATGCCTCTTTGGCCGACGTTATATTTTTGGCGTAGGTGTTGGCCTGATTGGCCGCCATCAGGGTAGAATTGCCGCCCGACTTAATGACGTTGAAAACTTCTTGTAGCGTGGTCGGCTGCGCGGTTTCGGAAAGGTTGCGCAACTGTTTATCCAGTTCTGCAATATCCTCGGTTGCTTTTCGTGCATTTGCAGCCCTTATGAGCGATGCAACAAGCCCGGCGGTAGCCTTGTCCAGTTTTGTAGTGTTGATCGTTTCGCCCTGCAAAGCGCCCTGATAGGACGGGGAAATGTCGATCAACTTTTTCATTGCGGTTAGCCGCTCTTCCTTGCTCCTCTTTTCGTCCTTCGCTACCGCTGCCAGTGCGTTTATATTTGCGATTTCGGCACTTACGCTATCCATCGCGCTTTTTTGCGTCTGCTGTAATTGCCGTTGCGCCTGTGCCGCTGCGCTCATATCCTTCGACGTTGCCAGCCATGCGGCCCCCAATGCCAGTACAATTGCAATGGCGGCTCCGATATAGGACGCCTTCATTACAATATCCAACTTTTTCCACCAGCCAATAAGGCCAGGAATACCGCTTTCGGTTAAGGACAGCGCCATTGCTTTTTGCATCGCAAGGAAAGCAACCTGCAATTTGCCAACTATGAAAACGCCTCCCTGCATCAGTTTGAAGGCCGGGCCAAGCGCCGCCGCAAAAATGCCAACGCCCAATATTAAACGCCGTGTTTCATCATCAAGGCCTTTAAACCATGTTGCAAGACTGGCAACCCATTTGGAAAATGATTCGAGTTCGCCGGTTACGTTGAATGTCTTGTTGATTTCTTCGCCTACGCTGGCAATTGCCAATTTTATCGAATTTTGGGCATTTACAATGGCATTCGCTATACCGCCCTGCGCTCTCGGCATTTTCTCCATGCCGTCGGTCAACTTCGATATAAAGTCCTCCACACTTACGCCCATGCCCCGCAGCATTTCGGCGTTTGCCGTGCCGAAAGTATCCTGCATGACCTTTGCAAGATTGGGCATATTTTCCAGAATGATCGAAAGGTCTTCCTGCATCAGTTTGCCCTTCGCTCGCATTTGGGTAAACTGCTTGGTAACACCGTCAAGTTGATCCGCCGTGCCGCCGGTCAGCGCAAGTGCGTTGGCAAGTTGGGCAACGATGCGCCGCGCCTCTTCGGCTTGGTATCCTACGCCCTGCAAGCGGATAGAACCTTTTACCGCTTGCTCAAAATCAAGGCCCGGTGCCTCTGCCGCCTTGCGTAGTTGCTCCAGTTCTATTGTTGCCTCTTCGATGCTTCGCCCTGCCCCGCCCATTGTCTTTTCGAGCGCCAGGCGCAAGGATTCCATTTCACCGGCGGCTTTTACAGATAGTCCTGTGAATGCCGCGATTGGTGCTGAAATGGCAAGCGAAAGGGAGTTCCCGATGCCCGAAAAGGTAGATACAGCACCTTTAAGAGACTTTTCTGCCTCTTTAATCGCTTTGTTTACGCCTTTCACATCCGCTCCAATGCGGAAATTTAGGCCGGGTGCTATATCTGCCATTATGCCTCGATTTTTGTAATGCTTTGCCCTGCGAACAGGTCAATACTTTTAACCCTTTCAAGGTGTTGCAACATCGCCTGCTTTTCTTCCTGCCCGTATTCCTTTAGTGCGCTTTCGCCGGGAAGTTGAAAAAGGTGTTCAGGCTTTTGCAAGGTTCCTTTTTTGGTATGCGGCAAGAAAGAATAAAAGGCCGCTAAACGAGTCCGCCGCAGCCCTTCTATTTGTTCTTCCCGTTGTTGATCGATAAATCCGGTGCAGGCGTTTTGAAAGTAGCGCGGGGTTGAAAACCAAAACTGTTCTTCGCTCCAACCCATGCGCCCGGCCATTTGCATTGCTACGTCCCAGTAGCGGCCTTCGCCAAACTCATTTTTTTTTCCGTCGTTTCTGGTTCGCCATTGCCTCCGGTGATACGTTTGGCCTGCGACTCCATGACATCCTTTGTTACAAGTATGCTGTCGAAAAACGCCTCCATGCACTTTTCAAAAGCGGCCTTGTCCTCATCAAGCCAAAGGCTCACCTGTATTTCGTCGTAATCGCCAGGCGGCATTTTTAATGCCAGTTCGCCGGTACGCAGCGCCCAATAAACAAGATCAGGAAGTGCCGACGTGTCGCCTTCTTCCATGCCTTTAAGCAGGTCGGCAAAGTTCTTTCCCGTTTCCCGCTTGTAAATCTTGTAAACGGTTTGGCCGAACAGTATAGGCCGTTCAGCCCCGCCCAATTTGATGTTTTGCAGCATATCGTTTTGGTTAGAATGTACCCTCGTACCATTGGCCATTTCCTTGCAGCGTGCAAGACCATGTGCAGTTATTTTCTTGGTCAGGCGAACCGACCTCCAAAGAGGTAAAGTACCCTTCGCCGGAAAGTTTCGGGTCGCCATTCACCCCCGTTCCGGCAATCCATGTCTGCATCGTTCGCGCCTTCAAAACGGCGTTCAGGCCGGTTGTCGATGTGAACACGCTAAGGCTGTCGTTGAAGGCAAGCAGGCCCGAAACGCTGACCTCGTAAGAGCGCAAGCCCTCCAAAAGTGTGCGGTAGCCGCCGCTGTCTTTGGTCGTGGTGTCGCGTGGTTCGTGCGTAAACGAGATAGAAAAGTCGTTTTGATTGCTTACGACCGTACCGCCGGACACGCCCGCCCGGAAGGTGAAAAGTGTGGTATTGACTACTCCGGTAGTTGCCATTGTATGTTATTTTTTGTTTGTTGAAAGTTAGGGTTAGGGGTAAACGCGAATTTCGAGAGGCGTTTCAGCAAGCATATCATTTGCAGGCGATCCGCTATCAAATGTTTGCACCGTTACTATGTTGTCGCCGTCCCTGTATGCGGTATGGAATCCGGTTGCTGAACCAGAGCCGCCAATAAGCACAAAGGTTTTATCGGCAGTAAATGCGGCTGTAAGTGTCGCGTCATATGAACCATTCCCATTATAACTCCACACCACCGTTCCCCCCAAAGTATTTTCCAAAACGGTTGCTGTGGGTGCGCCTGTTCCAGTTTGAGATAGCATGGCAACATATTTCAAATAGCCTGCCCCGCTTACATTCTCCGGGTCTGTCTGCTTTGCCGTGCTGCCTTCCAATACAATCACCTTGTCAGGTGCCGACGTGCTTGCAAGTGCGTTTAATGCTGCCGAAAGTGTTACTGCCATTTTTTTAGTCGGTTGTGATCGGAATACCCGCCGCCGTCGTTATTACCTGCCCGGTAGCGTCATCCAAAATGAAGTTATTAAACGAGCGTTTAACCCTGACTTGGTAGTCGGTTGACGCCCGGAAAATGTCTTTTTCATCCTCCATCGTTTGGTTGCGGTTTTCAAACCGGATACCATCAACGAAATACGTCGCGCCTCCCGTCCCCGCCACCGTCACCTCACCCCGGTAACGGTCGATTGCCTGCCTTACTGCTTCTTCCAACTGCTGACAAACCAGCATGGACTTTGAATAGCAGTCTATTTGTACCCGTACCGCATCCATGCCGGACGCCTGCGTTTTCGTGTCGGACGGCTCTACTGCAACCTCAATAATTCGTACAGCGGGCAAAGCCGCCTGTTGCGGTATGGTGAGCGGATAAATTTTATACCCGCCGCCGCTGTCTGTGCCGACAATGCCAGTCACCGTAGTATCGCCCGCAAGCAGGGTATATATTATTCCGCTGATATTCATCCTTTGTATGCGTTTTGGCGGGCGAATTTGGCGGTAAACAAATCGCAGCCCAATTTTACGCGCCGTATTACTTGCGGACTTGCAGACACGATTGCAGGACGGACGAAAGGTTTTGCCGCCATGTTGCGGGTGCCGTACTCCACATAGTGCAGGTAGTACGCATCCGATCTTGTAAGGCCAAAAACGCCCCGTGCATTGCTTTTGGAAAGTTTGGCGCCGACTATTACGTCGCGTGTCCGTTTCAAATCCAGCACTCGAAAAGAATTTCGCAGGTTGCCCGGCTTGTAGGTTGCAATCTTTTGGCCTTCGCCCCGTGCTACCCGCCCGCCCCGGCTTTTGGGGTAGCGGTAGTGTATTTTTGTGCCAATCGGTGCGCCGCGTTTCATTGCATCAACCATCGGTATAGCCGCATACTCCAATATTTTGCGCTGTTCGCGCTCAAAATTGTAGGTCAACTTTTCCAGCGTTTTCACGGCTTCGTTGACTTTCTTTTGCCAGTCTGCTGCGTCAATAGTAAGTTTTATGCTCATGGGTAAACGCGGATTTCGCCGTTCACGCCCTCCAACTGACTTTGAAACTCCTTTTTCACATTGTCCTGATCGGATGGGGTGCAGGTGACGGTGATAACACCATTGTTGTCATCCTGAACAATCAGGTATTTGTCTGCCGGAAGGTCAATCTTTAGTTTGCCGTCCCCCAGCTTTATTTTGTATGTCTTGCTCATTGTCTTTTTGTTGCGCCTGTTCAGGCTGTTTTTGCACTTCTTTTGCCGATGCTATTGCTTGTAGCACGGCGGGCATTTCCTCAAACTGGATCAAGCCCGCTTGCCTTGCTCGTTCTGCAATTACTAAAAAAGTGTTAATGTGTTCTTTTGTCATTTTACAGGCTTGTAACCGCCTCCCAAGCGGTTGTATAGACGTTCAGTTTGTTTGTTGTCGTGTTGTAGATCAAAAGCCCCGCTACCGGCGAGGCTATCGCGTCGCGGGCTGTGCTATCCATGCGGGGCAGTAATAGCCCTTTGGTTGTCGATGTTATTTCGAGGATCGCGGCTTTGTTCGGTGCCGATGTGCTGCCGAAATGCGTTGCCCCGACAAAATTGTTCGTTGTGCTGCTGCCGGTTTGGTATATGCCCTTTGCCGTTGCGCTTGAATACGCTATTTCAATCCCCCGGAAGTCCGCTACGGCGGTGAGCGTTTGGTTTAGGTAGATGCCGCGCGTTGTGCCGTTTGCGCCGCCGGTTTGGTTGAAGGTGCCGGTAAACGAAAATTGGTTGTGTTCTGCTGTGCCGGATATTGGGGCAAAAGACCAGTTTGCTGTTATATAGTTTCGCGTTCCAGAGGACTGCGTAAACGACGCCGCGTTTCCTATTATAACTCCCGTTGTAGATGATCCTGAATTAGAGGATGCATGTATTGCAATGTTTTGCGAAGAAGATGAAGTGCTAATACTAACAGAACCAGAAGTCGAAATCGAAACCGATCCACTACTGCCGCCAAGAGTTAGCGCCTGCGCGCTGTTTCCAATCGTATATCCAGCAGCAATTGTCATTGCCGTAGGCGTAAACCTGAATCTTTCCGTTATTGCGGCCCCACTAAACACATCGCTATAAACCAAAGCACTTGCCCGGCTTGCGTGTGTCGCCGTTGTCCAAATGGCTGACAGCCTAACCATGTCCTGATTGTCCGTCGTGCTACTTTCCCCCTGAAACAAGATGCCGCCGCCGAACGATGCCGCCGCCGTGCCGGTAGAATTGGTCTGAATAGTCAGCGCATCGGAAACCGTGTTCGTGTTCGCCGTTACGTTTGTAATCGTCACCTGCCCGCCTACGCCCGTGCCGCCCGTTATCGCCATGCGGGTAACGCCGCTTGTTTCGAGGTTTAAGGCAAAGTCGTCGTTTGTGCCGATGGTAATTGCCGCCCCGGTCGTATTGCCGCCGTTGGATATGTCGCCTGTGGCAGAAATTGCCGCCCATGTGCCGTCACCGCGCCAATAGGTCGAAGCCGATGCCGATGTGCCGGAATTGAGGTTGGTAACGGGTAGATTACCGGTGACGTGGCTGCCCGAAAGATTGACCGCCGCCCGTGTGATTACTTGACCGGAGATTGTAATGTAATCCGGCGTTCCCGCAAGAGTAACGTCGCCGGTGTTGGTGCCGGAAATGCCCAAATCGCTCTGGACTTGTGCAATGGTTCGATTTGCCCATGCGCCCGCCTTGCGTTGCAAAAAATCGTCATTGGAAGGGGTAAGGCCCGATATTGTAGTAAGGTCGCTGTCAATCGGTTGCAAGCCGCTCAGGTCTTGGTCGCCAGTATTTGTTCCGGAGGTATTGCTGATTACAGTTAACTGCGCATCGGTGACGTAATTCTTGTCTGTGCTTGCTGCTATGTCCGCTGTCGTGGCGTCGGCCCCGGCAGTTATCAGCCCTTTTGTGTCGTAGGTGATTTTGGTTTTTGTTGCGGCGACAATGGCTACATTTTCATCGACCTTCGCATCCAATTGAGTTTGAATTGCGCTCGTGACGCCGTTCAGATATTGAAATTCGGTATTGGTGATGCTGCCATCTGCGAGTTTAACCGCGTCAATGCCCGCCGCGACCTTCGCGTTTGTTACCGCTCCGTTTGCGATTGTTGCCGGTACGCTTCCCGTGCCCGATGCCGTTACATCGCCGGTCAGGGCGGTAATTCCGCCGCCGCCACCAATATCAGCACCATCAACATATTTCAACGCCGCGCTTTCGAGCACGGGGATTTTGTCGCCCGCGCCAAGCCCGGTAACTTCTGTCAATTCCCCTATGTATGTCGCAAGTGTTTTAGCGGCCATTTTTACGGTGTTAAAATGTTCCCTGAATCATCGGTCAATGCGTTTCCGCTATCGTCAGTCAGGTAATCTATTGTTTCTTCGCGCAGTTGGCAGGTGATTGCAAGAAACCTGTCCCGCCCCTCTGTTCGCTTTCCCAGTATGTCTGCAATTTCAATCTGCCGATACAAAATGCGCATTTTTTCATTTATGTCCGGATCGTACCTCACCCAAAAAACCACCTTGCGAAACGCTGTTTGTTGGTCTGCGCTGTATGTTTCTTTTAGCCCCGCCTCCGGCCATTGCACCCGCGCCAGGGTCGTAACGTAGTCGGAAAATGTCAAAACCTGCTGCCCGCTTGCGTCGCGGGTTGCGGTGAAGGACTGAATAGTAATTTCTTCGTCCATCGCCCCGACAGAGGGCAGT